CAACGGAGGCTCGGGCAGTTTGCCAAGCGACCAAGAGACAGCGTCAGCGACCGCTACGGCGTGCATTCCGCCCCACGACGTGCAGTCGCCGATGAGTTGCCGTCCCACGACGAACGGCTTGCCGTACCGTGCTCGGTGTGCGGCATCCAGCTGCCGATACAAAAACGTGTCGATGCCCTTGGCTTCCTGCATTGCCTCGGCACCCGCTTGGAAGAAATACTTCTCGTCACCGAGGGTGGCAAGAAACTGCCGCGTTCCGGCAGGGTCTGGCGTGTATCCAAACCGTGCGTCAATGGCGTCAGCCGTGCGGCGAGTTGCTCGCTCCACAAGCGTGCCCAAGATCGCCATCACGATCACAAACGTGACAGCACCGACAGACCAGCGGCTACTTCGTGACATCAGCGGCAGCCCTCGACAGGTCACGGAGTGCCGACACCCACGCCGCTCGGCTCTCGGGCGTCACTGGACCGCCCGACGAGCCAACCGAATCGTCAAGGAACTTGTGTACGGCGTCTCGCACTTGCGGCTGCCGAGCACCGATGCTCTCGCCCTTGCACCGCATCTCACGAGCAGCAATCCGCAGGTCGTCAAACGCCACGCCAGTTTTCAGACGTTGGTCGTGCGAGCCGTCGTATTCAATGCACTCAGCGAGTTCGCCGCACAGAGCCGACATCGTCGCGGCATCTTCTGCGGCAGTCGGGCCGATGAACTTGCCACGCAGCGTGAACGCATCCGGCGGCACTGGTGCGGGTGCAGGCTGCGGAGTCGGGCTACTCGAGCGGCTGGGCATGAACGAGATTGCCGCAGCGACGACCAGGGCCAGCACGGCAACGTGCTTGCCGTCAATGGTTGGCATCTGTGCCGTGGACAAGAACGCCTTCACCTTCTCGGTGATTTGCTGGCCTGCCAGAACGTAGACGGCAAACGCCACAAGCAACGCTGTAATCACGCCGTAGCCCTCACAAGCGGCAGAAGAGACTCAATGGCACCAGATGCCAGAGCAAGCACAAACACACGCAGAGCGGGCCGCAGGATCGCCCAGGCGGGCCATGCCATGAGCGGCACGCAATATCCCGAAAGCGTGTCAAACAACGCAGCCACGGCAGTGAGTGCGATTGCCTTTTTGTCAGGCCCGGAGATCGTTGACGTGGCGTCCAGCGTCTCAACGCACAGCCGCAGCAAAGCGACTAGCAGAGAACCGAACTCGCTCCACGTCAGACCGTCACGGGCCTTCACTTTTGCGGTGGTCAGGAACGCGCTCACCTTGTGCTCGATGTCGAGGAAAGGGTGTGCGGCAGCAAGTGGTGCGTCAGTGACCATGCCGCCAGACTAGGGCGGTTGGGGGGCGTTTTAGACCGGGTCTGACTCGCGGTGCAGAACCAGCGCAATTGCCGCATAACAGGCGATGTCTTTCAGCGTGTCCTCAGCGCCGGCGAACTCGCACTGGCCACGGCGGAAGGACGCTGTGAGGCGGTGCATCTTGTCCGAGATCCGCAGGATGCAGCCGGCCCAAGCTGGCATGTTCACGACGTCTGCGCTGCTGCGGATGTTTGACAGTGCGTCCTCGTCAACGCCGTAGTCAAGCGTCTTAGCCATGTGCAGTCGCTTCAGTTCTTCAAGCACGTCAAGAAACTCGCGGGAGCCTGGCCGGATGTCGTCCTGTTTGGCAATGATGCTGTCACCCGTCCAACGAATGTCGTCCGGTGCTGCGTCCATTTCCTTCTGCCCTTGCAGAATCCAATCAACCGGAATTTCTTCCGGCTCGTCTTGCGGCGGCGCTTGCTGTGCCTCAACGACGTTTCCTGCCAGACGGTTTTCAACAGCCGCTCGCAGCTGTGCGTTTGTGTCTTCAATGCTCGTGATGTGTCCTTGCATCTTTTTCCTTTCAATGAGAAGGCGAGCGACGTCCGCTGCCAGTGATCCACTTGTGCCGCACCACTGACCTTGAAAGCGATACGCTCGCTGGCGTGCCTCGGCGATGTAGTCGTCAGTCAAGTCGTATTCCATGCGTCAAGCCTTCTGCGTCCGCAGGTCACGGTCGCAGTAGATTGGCATCGCCTTCGTCACCTCGTGGCGTCCGTGGTCAATCACGATGCACGCCTGGCACGGTGGCTCGTATGCCGCCTTGATTCTTGTGGCGTACGCCGAGTGCCCGATGACGCTGCCATTGGCGACGTACCGACCGGCTCGCAACCACTGGAACTGATGCCAGTGTCCGAAGCACGTAAGGTCCGCACGCTTCACAGCGTCCCACGCAGCGATGGCTTTGTTGGTTGGTATCGTGATGCCGCCGACGCCGCCGCCGTACTTGATGGCGTGGCCGTGGTGGAAGCGAATAAGGAATCCATCAAGGTCAACGTAGTTGAGATAGCCCGTGCCGACCTGCCACTGCACGTTCTTTCGCTTTTCGCTGCTGGCAAGCGTGAGGTATAGGTGCTGCTCAAAAGAGTGCTCCATCTCGGTGCCGATGCGTAGCTTTTCGGTGCTTCTCCCATGGTTGCCGCTGTTGGTGGCGACGATGACAGACTTTGCACTGTCAGCCACAGAGTCGATGAAGGCTCGCAGCCTCTCACCAATCCAACGGGTAGCCGCCAGCGGTGCTAGTTGAGCCAACTCGGCAGTGTCGTCATGGATGTGACCGCTCAGAAGATCCCCTCCGAGCCAAACGACGACACGGTCAATCTTCGCCAGTTGGCGTTCGTGCTCGAGGAGCCGGAAAAACCGCTCGTGGAGTTCGTTCAAGCGAAGCTGACATACGTCAAGTGAGTAGTCGTTCAGCCCGTTCACTGTCTCGGGATCGACACGCTCTTCGCAGTGGATGTCGGAGAGCAGCACGACCATCGTGGCGGCGTGTTTCGGGCCTTTGACAGATTTGGTCAAGGACGGCTTCACGGCCTCAATCCCGTGCAGCTGCACCAGGGCATCACCACGCTCACGCTCACGGTCAATCTGAGCCAGGGCAGCCTTGTACCTATTTCGGTACGTTGCCAACTCTGACCGCAGCCGTGCCAGTTCAGCGTCAGCAGCAAGCTGCTGCGAGTGGCTCACGTCCTCGGCTACTGCGTCCTTCAGGCTTTTTCGAGCCATGAGAGCACCCCCTGTGTGCCAACGTCAGAAATGCCACGGACACGCATGTTCTCGGCGATTGCCCTTGCCAGAGTCTTCTTGCGGCTGCCAAGTTCGCCAGCGGCCCATTCGGCTTTGATGGCGTCAAGCTCTGCACGGTGCTCTGGTGCCAGCCGCTCGTACCAAGTTCCCGGTCCTTGGCGAGCGTCACTTACTGCCTTTCGCACGTCCTCGAGCAGACCGCCGCTTCGGCTTTTCGTCGTCACGATTGGCATCCTTTCCTTCAAGGTGTATCCACCCGTCGTCGTCTGGGATGCCGCCGCCGGCCACGTCGTCCTCGTCATCGTCGTTATCAAACGGCGACACGTCCGCAGGCGTCTGCGTCTTTGGCTTCGGCTTGGATCGCGGGCGTCCCATGCCACTAGAGTGGCAGGCTTGTCAAGCGAATGGAGCCTTGCCCCACTTCCCAGCAGGGCACTCTTGGTCAGCCCAGCTAAGTTTCGACAAGTATCCATAAACCCTTGACACAGGGCAGCCGCACAGTTTGCAGGCGTCATTCATCAAGTGCTCGCACGTCAGGCAGATGTCGTGACGGCGGATGATCTCGGCGTCCGATGCCATCGGCATCCCAGCGGCGACGTGCGAGACGGCGGCGCTGGCGAAGTTCTTGACTTTTGTGAGGAAGCCATGTGCATCGGTGTGGGCGAGGTCTTGCTGAACCAACGGGCGATGCTGATCTCGAGTGTCGCACTCACGCAACACATTAGGGCCACGCATAGCTAGGCCGCAAATTGCGCAGACGCCATTCAAGTAAATGCAGGATTTCATGCAGACGCCAATGTTATTGTGCCTGTAAAATAGACTGCATACGATCCGCTGTCAGAAGCAAAGGGAAACGGGTTCAGATTGAACGGCACGGTTTTTGTGATTGAAAATGATTGCGGGCCTTGCCCGCATGTGTAGGCGTTACACGGTATTGTAAAGTACGCGCCAGCTGTTCCGGGCGGCGACCCGAGTGAAAATGGGCTGCTGGCACCTGTGTCTGGAAACAACATCACTTGTGCGTTCCATGACACTTGACCTTGTGCGCATCGTGTAGTAATTGGATTCAAATACGAGTCTGCTTCCCAGGTTGAAGCCGTTGGACGTATTGCTACAGCGATCCAAAACTTCTGAGTAAAAGTATTTGAAGAGCCATAGCTTGCGCTGCCGGATAATTTCCCAAGAAACCTATACCCTTGTGAAATTAGATTAGTGTCTTTAATTCCTGTGTAGACGCGAATTGCGTCATATCCAATAAACGCAGAGTCATCTTTCCATATCAAGTCCAGATCTGAGTCAAGGGTCGAAAGATTTGCTTGAAAGTCACTGTCGTAAGCACGAGGCGATTGTCCATATTGCCTATAAGCATCCCCAACAAAAGAGAACGAAACGCGCACTGCGTAGTCGTCAACAGACGCAAGGCAATGCCCTGGGCTTGTCGTATTGCACGCTGTAATTGCGATTCCTTCAGCTACGTCGGCTGCTGTGCAATTCGAGTAATCGCTAAAACCACCAGGGCAACCGCACTGCAAGTAACTTGCTTTTCCTTCGTCAAGCGTGATTACGACGTTAGACCAATCCTCACCACCAAAACTCACCGGCACTAATGGGCGTGGATCTGTGTACGGAAGAGAACGGAATGTTGCGCCATCAGGAGGTGCAAAGCGAATGTTGTAAGCAAAGATAAAATCATTGTCAGCATCCAAATACCACCAATCAGCAGAAAAGCCATCTAATTGGTTGACTCTGTTGTATGCGGAATGCCCGCCTCCAGCCCATGCGCAGCGTGTTGGCAGCAACTTGTACCGAGACTTTGTGATCTGAAACATCGTGTATTCAGACCCGTTGTCATCTGCACTTGACCGAGCGCGATAGGGACTGTTGCTTTTGTCAGGCAGTCCGCTGACCGTCATCTTGAGATATGGCGGCGGGTTAACGCACAAGCCACAGCATTTGCAGTTCTCTGCAATCTTGCCGTCCTTGACGATGATCGCGTTGTTTTTGGTGGCGAGTGGCATTAGGTGCATGCCGTGGTGTCAATCCACTTGAGAGCGCCAGACACGGTGCCCAGCACTTGCGACTTCCCAGCTGAGTAGCCGTCAAGTTCTAGCAAATCAAACTGTACAAGCACCCACTCGCTGCCAACGTATGTGATGAGGCAACGCTTAGTGCCTGTTCCCGTGACTGACGTCAAGTAGTTCTTGACGTTGTCGTAGGTCGTGCCAGCATTGACGGCATCAGTGACGGTGGCCGTGGCATCCTTCGCCCACGAGCCAGAAAACGTCCCACGCACGACACCAGACTGAAGGCGAATAAGTGCCCACGTTGAGTCCTTCCAGAGCACTTGCGA